GCAGCCGTGGATTCTAAGTTGAGATTTAGAATCACAGAAGTAGTCTCTGATAATACTCCTGTTCGCAGTACGGAACTTTACACTAAAGGTAATTTATGTCCTGGCGCTCCACTTGGATGGCAAAGAATATTAAGATGGGATATTGATAAGATTCCAGCTTTAGGATTCTCTTTGTCAGTGGGAAAGGAACTTGGTGAAAACGAGTTTATTTTCAGAGACTTTATAAATTCACAAAATAGTTATTTTAAGGTTTTGCCCAATTATTTTTCAAAACAAGGGTCTAAAGTAGACTGCAGGGCAGACATAACTTTCGAAACGGAAGATGTAAGTGCTATGAATTTAGACCCAGTAGCACAAGTTGAAATCACAAGCATTATAGGGAGAATGTAATATGATAAATTGGATTAAAGATAGATTAGCTGAAAGAACATCATGGGATGGTGGCGCACTTATTGCAATGGGTGTTGTTGCACTGCTCTTTGATGGTTTGATTACATGGGCTGCATACGCAGCGATTGTCTACGGTCTTTGGACTATCTGGAAATCAGAATAAACTATTGACAAATTTTACGTTATAGCGTATATTATACGATGTAACGTAAATCTAAGGAGAATTTAATATAATGTTGAAACTTAAGAGTTCAAAAGAATTTAGTGATGAGATAGAAAAACAAGTTTCTAAATTAAACAGTTCATATATTGATACAATCACATACTATTGTGAGAAGAACAATTTAGAAATAGAAAATGTAGTTTCTCTTTTGAGTCCTTTCATAAAAGAAAAAATTAAATACGAGGCAGAAGGACTGAACATGGTTCAGAAGTCTACAGAAAAATTGCCTCTATGATTACCATGTCTGGAAAGAAGATAGATGACTTTGAGGCTTTTAAAATTTATCTTGCAATGAAAAGTCATTTTAATAGTGAGTATGATTTTATAAAGTACAAAGGAAAAGTTTCCCCAAAGAAAGAAACCTATTATAACAGGAGAGACAGAAGAACTTTCGAAGAACTTTCCAGAAGGTTTGATAAAAAAAGTTTGGAAGAATTTTTACTTGCATTGTTCTTGAATGTAACAGAAAATGGTAATCTTGCTATTTCTCGTAATGAGTTTATGTGGACAGGAAATCTTTTAGATAAAGAATCTTACGACACATATAAAAATTGGAAGAAAAGAATTCAAAGTATAAAGTATACTTTTACTAATGATTGTCATGTGTTGTTTACAAGGGCGTCTGAAGAAAATATGGAATTCAATTCTATATTTAAATCTATTGACAATGACTACCCATTTATTGTATTCTTAGAAAAACGTGGAGAACTTTCATTAGAAACGTTAATTATCTTTGAAAAGATTTTTACTTTCATAGATAAGGTCAAAATAAATGATACAACTTATTGGCCTATATATACTAAGAAAGTAAAAGACTATATGTCTTTCTTGGACATAGATGTTAATTATTATGTTAATGTTCTTAGGGACATATTGATTGATGATTATTATGAAGATTATGGTCAATTAATTAAAAAAACTAGTTGACAACTCTTGGATAATATAGTATATTAGTAAAAATACAAAACGCATATAACGTATAAAGGAGAAAATTTATGTCTTTTGCAAACCTTAAAAAAGGTCGCTCTAACTTTGCCCGTCTTGCGGAAGAGTTGGAAAAAACCCAATCCCCACAACAAACCACATCAAATATCGATGATCGATTTTGGAAACCAACTATTGGTAAGGATGGTAACAGTTATGCTGTAATTCGTTTCCTTCCCCCTGCAGATGGTGAAGATATTCCTTGGGTTCGTGTGTTTAATCATGGATTTAAAGGCCCAGGCGGTTGGTTGATTGATAACTGTCTTACTACAATCAACAAACAGTGTCCTGTTTGTGAGTCTAATACTGAACTATGGAATACTGGTTCACAAGACAATCAAAACCTTGCCCGTGATCGTAAACGTAAACTTAAGTTCCTTTCGAACATTTATGTTGTAAAAGATCCTGCAAACCCAGATAATGAAGGAAAAGTTTTTCTTTACTCATATGGTAAGAAAATCTTTGACAAGTTGAACGAGGCAATGAATCCTCATTTTGAAGATGAGGCTCGTTACAACCCATTTGATTTTTGGGATGGCGCCAACTTCAAACTGAAGTATCGCACTGTTGATGGTTATGGAAATTATGATAAGTCTGAATTCGATTCTCAAGAAGCACTTTCAGATGATGATTCAGAATTGGAAACAATCTATAATCAACTATATTCATTGCAAGAGTTTGTAAGTGAAGAGAAGTTCAAGTCTTATGAACAACTCAAGGAACGCCTTGATCGTGTTCTTGGACTTCAACAGTCTGCAGTTTCAGTAGAAACAGATTTTGTTTCTGATGATTCTTCATACTACACTGAACCTACTCAGACTAAATCTGTGCCTGCGCCAGAACCAAAGTCTGTATCTTATGATGAAGATGAAGAAGACGATTCAATCTCATACTTTGAACGTCTTGCAGATGAAAGTTAGACAGTTGGTGGCACTGAAGTGTTAGTGTAAGACACGACACAGAGTCCATACAGGTAATAGAGGGTATACAACACACTCGACCGCCATCTATTATCGCATACAAAGAACTGAGTGTGGGAAAGGGCAGGGAGAAATCCTTGCCTTTTTTTTGTCTTAGATATGTTTAGATTGCATACCGAACATGTAATAATTATATGACAATTTTCTGCACTTGCGAAATAAATATTTGTGTCAGAATCGCTGACAATTCACACATATCATACACAGGAGAATAAAATGAGTGTCGAAGAAATTATTAAGAGTTTGAGTGTTCTTACAGTATCACTTACTATTGTAGCTGCAGTTATGTTTATGTCTATTTTACCGTATGTTAATTAACGGAGAATTAGATGACACAATTAGTATTAACAGCGTCAGAATGGTTAAACATTACCCCCCTTGTAGATTTTATTCGTGAGTTGCAAAAAAGAATAAAATTGAAAAAACTTCAAAAAGAAACTATAAAGGAATTAAATTCCCTATCTGATAGAGATTTGAATGATATTGGTATTGCAAGATCACAGATAAAATCTATTGCAATGGAATTGGATTTAAAAGATGTTTAAAAGAATTTTAGAAACTTTTGAACGTATTGGAAGAGCAAGAGCTGCACACGTTCTTGTACAGCAGGGTTTATACGAAGAAGCAAAAAGAGTTATGTGTGGGAACTGAAAGGTTCCTACCACGCTCCCACTAAAGATAACTTAGCATCCCTCACAGCACCATCAGTATGTCTTACTTCTGGTTTTTGTTTAGGCATAATCGTTGAATTATTTGTTACATTAGTCACGGTGTTTTGTTGCGGTGCATTTATAATGTTCGCAGCTTGTTTTGCCTCTGATGTAGATTTATCCATAGCAGCATTGTCCATCATATTAGACGCTTCTAATTTTTTGTTAGGAACATCACTTGAGAATGATTGTTGTGCAGAAACACCAGAATCAAAATCCATCATTTCTTGTGCAGATGGATTTGCAAATGCATTTTCTTCTTTTGGAGTGATGTTCAATTTGTCCAATTCAGCTTGTAGTTTTTCTATTTCTGCTGCATCTTCTTCTCTACCTTTAGAATCTCTACCCCAATAAACATTTTCACCACCTTCACTTCTGGTAATTCTGTCTTTTGCCTCTGCAATTTTTGACTGAAGCTCTGCTTTTTGATCTTCTGGAGAAATCTCTGGTGCGATTGCACCTTCTTCACCATCAAATGCACCCATATCCTTCGCCATGAGTCCAGCATCAATCGCTGTTGACGCAGCAGTCCCAACGCCTGGGATTATACTAGTAAGTCCAGAAAGTACCTCTAGGCCTGCACCAGAGAAGTCTCCACTAAATGCTCTTTGAGCACCAAATCCCAATCCTGCAATTAAACCAACGCCAGGGATTTTTTTCAATAAAGATTTCCCAAGTCCCTTACTAGCAGTTTTACCAGCAGTTGCGGCGCCCTTTGTGGCGACACTTGCGGCGCCCTTTCCAGTTACTTTAGATGCAAGTCCACTTATTTTCGCACCAACTCCTTTTGCTGGTGCTGTTATTTTATCCATTACTGATGGCATTTTTGGGGGCACTGAAATACTTGGCATTTTTGGAAGTTTGTCGGGTATTGCACTACCAACGCCTTTTATTCTATCAGGCATCGAAGTCATTGTATTTTTTACATTACTCGCAACATTACTTGCAGCGCTTGCTGTTTTCGCCGCTCCAGTTGCAGCAAGTCCTGCTACTGCCCCGCCGCCAAGTTTCAGTGCATTCAATCCAATGTTTTTAATTCCCCCTAATACACCTTTTGCAGCATTCAATCCACCACCAACAAAACTTCTTGCTCTTCCTGTAACCCCAGTTCCTACATTTCTTACAAAATTTCCAAGTCTGCCAAATCTTCCGCCACTTGCCCTATTTACTACTGAACCGACTCGGCCGACACCACTTCTTACCGCTCCTCCAACTCTTGAGAATGCACCTCTAATACCGCCTCTTCCTCTAACGTTACCTCGACCTCTTCTACCTCTTCGTCCATCTCCAACGCCGTCTAATAGGCCGCCTCCGACTCCACCTAACAATCCGTCTAAAAATCCACCCCCATCACCAGAGATTTCATCTAAGTTTCCAGTGTTTTCTGCAATCTGTTCGAGAAGTTTGATTTGTTTTTTCTCTAATTCTTGTTCTATTTTTCTTTCTCTATTAGCTTCTCTTTGATTTTCTAAATCTAATGGAGATGGATTGTCAGAAGTATCCTGCAAGAATTTTAGAAGATTTACTACTTCTTCTAGATATGGACTGTTTTCTCCAAGTTGTTCTTTTACTTCATCTAATTTTGTTGCAGTAATTTGAGAAATTTCACTTGGAGCGGATGCCTCTTCTGTAGATAAACTTTGAACATTTTCAGATGGAGATGGTATTGTAATATTTTCTCTATCATCTAATATTGGGGATTCTGATTGTGGGACAGATACTGGAGACTCTGACATATCAAGTCCATAACTTCTTTTAATAGACTCGATTTCATCTTTTCTTGCCTTGTTTGCATCTTCTGCCTCTTTTGCAATCTTTGCCTGACGAATTATAGCATTCTTTTGTTCGTCAATAACTTCTTGTTCAGTAATACCTCTTGCAAGTGCTTGTGCTGCTACTTCTTCCGATGTTATATTTGCTCTTGAGATTGCTTCTTCATTTGATATTTGTGTTCTTAAAACAGAAAATTCTTCTTCTTCAATTTTTTTCTGTTCTACAATTCTTCTTTGTCTCTCTTCTTCCTCTGCCTTATTTGCCTTACTTGTTTCTCTGAATTGTTTAATTCTGTCACCAACAAATGATGCGCCAAATGCTAATAGTGGACTACCACTCAATGCACCTGTAATAACTCCACCAATTCCACTAATTGAACTTTCTACTGTCTTTGTTGCAAGATCACCAATAGATTTTTTAAATGTAGTGTTTTGTTTGATACTTTCTTGGGATGCTCTTAATATCTCTTGAAGTGCTTTCTTTTCTTGGTCAGTAGCACCTTCTAGTTGTGCCAAATCGGCATCAAGAAGGTCTATCTTCTTTTTAGTTTCTTTAAATTCTTTTACAGATATACCTTCTTGTTGTCCAAGAATATCAGCAACTTCTGCAAGGGCCTGTCTAGCTGCGGCAGATTGCAACTGATCGGTTGCAGCGCTAAATGAAGCAGACAATTCCTCTTGGTTTTGTCTGATAAGTTTTTCTGTTACCGCTTTTAGATCAGGACTTGCCATTTATTACTTCTTCTTATCTGAATATGCGTTGCCCGCAAAGAATGCGGCCACAATTGCAGCGACAGAAACGAAGTATGTTGCCGCCATGTCACCCAGAATCTTTGATGCTTGATCCAATCCTGCAACTACTGCAATCACTACTGCGAAGGGATAGAGTAACATACCGAATAAAGAGAACCAGGCCATTTGACGCATTGCATCTCTGCGAGCGTCAGCATCTTCTAGTTCTTTTCTTTTAAACTCAAGATACATCTTTTCTTCTTCTTTTGAAACCTTTCCATCTCCATTAGTATCAGCGGGGTGATGTCCAGATGCTTTAATTTCTTCTTCCATATTAACTCCTCATTGCGTCTTTTCTACGCTTTTCTTCTTCTTTAATATAGTTTATCAAAAGATTTAAATATATCTCTCTTTCCCACGGTATCATATCTTCTAATTCACTCAAACTATATTTATGGTGCTGCATCAACGCAAAATTATTTCGATACATCGATGCAAGGGACTCATGATTTAAACTTAGGAAAAAAAATCGGTAATTCCTTTTACTTTCATCGATTTTTTCCATCCACATTTTCTACAAACAATATTTACATCACACGCCGTTTCTGGCATTGTATTGAAAAAATTGTTAATAGATTCAAACTGTTGTTGTGTTAAATTCTCAACAAAAGTTTTTAATTCACTTTCTGAATAATCAGACGCATTATATACTTCACTTCCATCAACGATCATGTCAATACAAGTAGCTACAACATCAATTACATCATCTACACTATCTGCAGTTAATACAGAATTTAAGATATTAAAATCTGGATACTTCATAATAATTTTAATATCTGACGTTAGATTCAATTCATTGGTGTGTCCTTCTTGATTTTCAATCTCTGCCTTTTCTAAGTCTAATGTGAAAGGAATTTGACAGCCCCCCTGCCCCGCTCCTTCTTCTGTACAATCTTCCCGATTGTAACTCAAACCAATTACGTTTCCAATAGACTTACTTCTAAGTTTGATGAAAATGTGTTCAATGTCAAATGTAGAAAGTTTATCAACATCTACATCAGATACTAAACAGTTTCCAATAATTTGTTTTATCGCATCAATTTTTTCTTGTAACTCTTCTCCCTCTTGTGCCATCAGAAGAATTTTTTCTTCCTTGACCAAAAACGGACGAAATTTCACACTTTCATTTGTTGATGGTATAGTCAAATCATATGTTGGTGCATTAATTGTAGGTAACATATTTTATCCTCTTCAAAAATAATTTAATCATTATGGGCCGATGGGATTACGTTCCCATCCTTTTAACAACTGTCTTATATAATCTTTATTTGCAGCATATTCAGAACGATATTTTCTGTAGAACATTGTGATCTGACATTGTGCTGGTTCTTCGTTTGCATACGCATATTCGACAGGCCCTATGGTTATCGGAAATAGATTTTCAAATTTTACTTTGTGAACCTCTTGTCCTCTCTTATCAATTGTTAAAAACTCTGCCATTGGTGCAACATAATTATTATAATATGAAATTTTGTGTGTATTAAAATCTATAACTTGGTGAAACCAATTTTCAAACCAATCTCTTTCATATAAGTTTTCACTTAAATATACACTAAATGTCAATTGATCGTATGTAGTCGTATATGGAGCCATTCTTATTGGGCCATAAATTTTTGTTTCCGTTGTCGAAATAGATTTCCCTGGCAAAGAAATAGATGGAACACGAAACTTTAAAAAATTGTCTGGATTTGGTAAATAACCAATATTAGGTGGTGTCAATCTAAGTTCATATCGAT